TCAGAAGGTGGATCGCAACCGCTTGTTGTAGAACAAACCGAAGTGACCGCTTCAGTCAAAAAGCAACGTAAGCCGCGAGCCAAGAAAACCGAATGAGCTTCACCAAGAAATCAGATTGGCTCTATTACTCACCGGCAAATTCTGCTGGTGAGACTTCAACCATCCAGATTTTCGATCAGATCGGTGAAGACTGGTATGGTGGCAGCGGTCTGTCTGCAAAGCAGTTTTCAGATGTTCTGAACGAGATCGGCAATGGTCCGCTCTTGATTGAGATCAACTCTCCCGGTGGCAACGTCTGGGACGGTCTCAGCATCTATAACCAGCTTCGCGGTCGCAAAGCTCCGGTGACCACTCGGGTTGTCGGAATTGCGGCTTCAATTGCTTCCATCATTGCTCTTGCCGGTGATCGCGTCGAGATGGCCGATGCGGCTCTAATGATGATTCACGATCCTTCTGGCATGGCTTCCGGTACTTCGGAAGATATGCGGAAAATGGCTGACGCTCTGGATCAACACGCTGAAGTATTGGTTGGAGTGTACGCTAAGAAGACCGGACGCTCCCCAGAGTCCATCCGCGCTGCAATGAAGGCGGAGACTTGGTTCACCACCGCCGAAGCTCTGGCTTTTGGTCTGGTGGACAAGCCCATCAAACAGCTTGCAATGGCTGCTAAGTGGCATCCACGAGCCGTTACCAAGACCGCTCCTGAGACGGTCAAGAACAACCTCCGCAAAGGTCTGGAGCAATATGCTGAAGGTTTGGCTGGTGATGGTCTTGAGAAACAGACTGTGACTGAGGCTGAATCCCTCGTTGCTGGAGAAATCCCCACCGAAGATAAGGTTGAGAAAGCAAACGCTTGGTGGGGTCGCAATGAACGCTTTCTTGAGGCTGAACCCAATAGTCCCGCTGATGTCTCTGCTAACCTCTGGGGAGGTGCTGCTGGACGCGATTGGTTCCGCGCTCTGTACGCTCAACTGGAGCGTGAAGAACTGGAGGAAAATGAATCCCCAGACGACAAGATTTCTGCGGATGGCAATAACGCTATCAGCGAAAATGGCAAAGTTTCTTTGCCGCAACCAACACAACAACCCGACACAAATATGTCCGATAGCACTACTGTGACGGCTGCGGCTGCTCCTGCCGCTTCCGTTGATCTCACCGCGATTCTTGCTAAGCTTTCCGCTCTGGAAGCTTCCATGAAGTCTCCTGCCGCTGCTCCTGCTCCTGAGCCGGTGCGTCCCGTTATTGAGAATCTCGGAAACCCGTTGATGGAGAAGCACAAGAGCCTCCGCGCTGGTGCAGAGCGTAAAGGTTTCTTGATTCAGAACCACAGCGAGTTGCTGCGTCAGTCGCGCTTGATCGCTCCCCAGAACGCGAACACTTTCGCTGCTGGTTTGGTTGTCGATTATCTCGCTGACTCGGTTATCACTGTTGCGACTACTAAGTTGGCTATGATTGCTAACTTCACGCGCAACGTTGGTCTCGATAACTTGCGTCCCCGAGCTACGGTTCAGGTGAAGAAGTTCACTGGTGGTGATGACGCTCAGGACAACCTGACCGACTTCGAGAACAACTCCAACAACGAGTCCACTCTGGCTGCTACCTCGGTGACTGTTAACCAGATCACCAAGACTTTTACCGTCACTCAGCAGGAACTGAATCAGGGTTTCCAGTTGGCTGATCTCGCTCAGGGTTCCGCTGAGATCTTCGCTCTTGCCATTAGCAAGAAGGTCACCGCTCAGATGACTTCCGCTCTGTTTGGTGCTGGTACTGTTATCGGTACTGCTGCCAACTTCGACACTAGCGACCTCCCTGCGATCTTGGCTCTGGCTAAGAACTACCGACAGAAGCTGTTGCTGTTGGATGGTAGTCACATGGCTCGCTTGATGTTCTCCGGTCAGTTGACTGCTGCCGCTGGAACCAACCCGTTCCCTGATGCGCGCTACGGCCCCCTGAACAACGGTTATTTCGGATTTGCGAACATCTTGGAGCAGAACGACTGGACTGGAGCTATTGCTAACACCGCTGGTTTCGTTTGCGGTCAGGACGCTATTGCGGTTGCGAGCGGTCTGCCGGTTGGAATGATCGCTGGCGAGTTTGTTGAGCAGCGCACTGTCGAGTTGTCCAATGGCCTCTCGGTGCTGTTGTCCGTCTGGTACTCCCGCGCTTCCCGCGCTCACATGGCGTCTTACGACATCATGTTTGGTGCTGCTGCTGCGGACACTACGCAAGCTGAAGTTCTCATCACCGCTTAATCCTTAAGGATATGCGTATCGCAACCACCGTAGCAGTGGACAAGAACGGCAAGAGTAAGCTCGTTTCTGGTCCCGATATTGACGCGAGTCTCCAACGCGACAATTTCAACACTGTTTCAGTTCCCGAAGGAGGCAAGCTCATCTTGTGGGTACAAGGAGCTTTAGCACCGAAGATCCGTAAAGGTTAACCGTAAAATTGGGGAGGCTGCTGGAAATTTCCGGTGGCCTCCCCTCTAACCGAAAAACAAAATGGCTGGAGTTCAAACCGACATTGCAACGCAGGATTCGATGGGTTTTCAGGGAGCAGTCCCTATTACCACAACCGCACTCAATTCTGCTGGTTATACTGCAATCCAGTTTGCCGAGAGCGGAACCCTGACTAGCATTGCTGGCCTCGGATTCTCTGGCACTTGGACTGGTATCACGTTCCCTGCTGGATTCATTATCCGTGGACGTATCACTAGCTTCCAGTTGGCTTCCGGTAAGGCTGTTGCATATCTCGCCCGTGCTTAATGACATTGGACCTGTCATTAGATCTAGCCGCTGAAGGGGATTCAGCGATTGATCCGTACCCTCCCGCAGCGCGAAATATGCTGCAGGAGGACGACTTCCTAGTCCTACAAGAGGACGGGACGTCGAAAATTGTTTTCTCACTGATCACCGACTAACACTTTTAGACCATGCCAGACTCAAAGATCACAGCTCTCGCCAGCACTGGAACCGGAACCGACCCCGCCAACGATCCGCTGGTCATCGTGGACGTTTCCGATACGTCAATGGCTGCAAGCGGTACTACCAAGAAGGTCACGCTGAACAACCTGCTGGCTTGTTCTCCCACCGCCACTTTCGCCAGTGCCACCATCACCGGCGATCTGACGGTGGACACGAGTACGCTGAAGGTGGATTCGACGAACAATCGGGTGGGTATTGGTAATGCAAGCCCGACTCGTGCGCTTGATGTGGTTGGATCTGCAATCGTTTCGTCTGAAATTAGGTGTTCCTCTTTTGATACTGGAACCACAAGCGGCGACTTGTATTTATTCACATCCAATCGCCTAAGCCAAACCGCTGCCCCTACGATTGAATGTCAAAACTCAGCAAAACCGCTGATCATCAATCACACCGGAAGCCAGTCGATGCTGTTTGGAATCGGTGGCTCGCTGCAAATGACCCTGAACTCCACGGGGCTGGGCGTGGGTACGAGTGCGGTTGAGAAATTGACTGTGGCTGGAAGAGGATTGTTTGTGTCAGCTAATCCAGATAACGCTGCCTTGAAGCTGGAAGCGAGTACAGGAACCAATTCTGTTGCTATCAATTTCGTAAACACTGGTGGCAACTACTTCGTTGGAGTTGATAACTCCGCCGGTGGTCGATTGTACGGCGTACCTTACTCGCTGTGCATTGGTAGCACCGGAGCTTATCCGGTTGTCATCGCAACTAACAACACCGCCAGACTCACAATCGACTCCTCCGGCAACGTCGTCTCCAATGTAACCGCAGCACCACCTACACTGGCAACAAATAGTCAGATGGTTTTCAATCTGACCAGCAACACCAACCTCCGCATCTCTGTTCGAGGAACGGATGGTACAACCCGAGTCGCCAACATCACTCTCGCCTAATAATATGACCATCCTCTGGATCATCGAACGCCTTCTCGTTAAACCGACCGAAGGCACTCTCACCGATGTCGTCATCACCGCCGACTGGCGTTGCAACGGCTCGCAGGATAACTACAGCGGCACTTGCTACGGATCGACCTCATTCTTTCCGCCGACCGGTTCGTTCACGCCGTACGATCAGCTCACGCAGGATCAAGTCCTCGGCTGGTGCTTTGCTTCTGGAGTCAATCAAACTGCCATCGAGGCGAACGTGACGCAGCAGATCAACGACCAGATCAACCCGCCGATCATCGCTCCGCCGCTGCCGTGGTTGCAGGTGGAGCCGGTTTTGGTTGCGGAGGAGGCTGCTGTCGTTGAAGCTCCGGTCGCCTAATATGGAAATTACGCTCAAGCTCAACGAACAAGAAGCCAACAACATCATTCAGCTTTTGGACATTGCTGTGAAAGCTGGCGGTCTCGCCAATGCTGCCGTCGCTTTGCCAATTGTTGAAAAGATCAAGCAAGCCGCTCAACCTAAATCCGAGTAATGCAAACCGATACCAACAGCAACAGTGGGGTTGGAATTTCTCTGGCTACCGCTGCCGCTGCTGGTGCGGTTTCATTCATCCCGCAACTGACACAGTGGTTCCAACTCGGAGCCGCTGTGTTGGCTTTTATAGCTGCTGCAATTGGACTCTACAAAGCCCTCAAGAAATGAACTGGAAAACCACTCTCGCAGGTGTTGGTGCAATCATGGTTGCCGTTGGTGGAGCTATCAAAGCTCTGTTTGACGGCGACCCGTCCACCAACATTGATCTTGCTGCAACCATTGCCGCTGTGACCGTTGGCTTTGGTCTTATTGCCGCAAAGGATGCGGACAAAAAGAAGTCCGAGTGAACATCGTCGAGCAGATCATCACCGCTCTCTTAAAGTGGCTGACTGGTCTGGCTAAAACTGAACCCACCGCCGAAGATGCAAAACCAGACAAAGAGCTTAAGCAAAAGCTTCTGGATCGCATTGATCGCGCTGGTAAGTAGTTGTGGCTGTGGAACTCGCGTCGTTTACGTCCCCCACGGTGAGCCGGTAAGGCTTGCTGAGACCGTCAAAGCGCGGGTTTGGGTCAAAGGTGCTGACGGTGTTTCTGTTCGCTCCACGGGTCGTATAACGCTGTCAGAAGGTTGGTACGCATTGCCGAAAGACTGATTATGTCGCAACAAGTCATCAACGTTGGTTCAACCGCAAACGACAACAACGGAGACACGCTCCGAGGATCGTGGATCAAAGCTAACGCGAACTTTGATGAGATCTACGCTGCTTTGCCGATGGTGGCTCCGTCAACGTGGGTTCCTACGCTAATTGATTCCGGTGGTGGTCGCACGTTTAACTTTACCGTCAACACTGCTCGACGAACGGCTGTCGGTTTTGTTGAGACATTTACTGTTGATCTGACCATCAACTCAGTGAGTGGTTCTGCGACCGGAAACCTGCGGTTGGGTCTTCCTGACGCTGCGACCTACGACGCTGCTGTGTCCATCTGGTTGGACAATGCGACGAATCAAGCGAAGACTTCTGTGATTGGTAAGGTGGTTGGTGGAACGTCTTACTGCGAGTTGAGCCATTACGAAAACGGAGACATTACAAGTCTTGCAAGCCAACTCCAAGCCACTTCCCGCATCTTAATTTCTGGGGTCTATTTCACGGCGTGAATCTGATCGCTACCAGTCTGCAACTTGGGATGACGGTCCTTCAGGGAGCGATGGGAAATCCATCGTTTCTCTGGCAGGGAGTGCTGGTGCGTTGCCTTCCTGCTGCGATTACTGATGCAAACTCGGTCATTGCCGGTGGTTTCCAAGATAACGTTCAAGCGCGGATCTTGGTTAAGTTCAGCGACTGGAGATTGGCTGACTCGACTCTTGTAACCGTTGACGCTTCGGTCTGGTCTTGTGACGTTGGTTTTACTGCTGACCGACTTTTGCAGGAGAGCGGAAGTCTGCTCCTCCAAGAAAACACTGACCGCTTGCTTCTTACTTTCGGGAAGATGATTCCGGTTGTGGGTCGTCTTGTGACCTACGATGGTCGCCAAATGCGGATCATGTCGGCTAAGAGAGACGGCTCCGGTGCTTACTACGCTCTTGAGCTTGGAGCTAAGACCAAATGACTCCACTTATTGTTGTTGATGTCAGCCGGTTTTCTGAAGCTTGGAAGCAATATCTTCGGCTTACCAGCCGCGCATTGCCAGAAGTCATCAATGCTCGCACGTTCTACATGATGTTGCGGATGTATTGCTTGCTTCCGCCAAAGTCCCCCCAATCAGCAAGAAACAAAGTATTGGATTATTTGGACAGGTATGTTCTAAAGCTCCGCAAAAAGAGCAAAAAAAGCGGCAAATATCTTGGAAGAAACAGAGCTTTGCGAGTGGTACACTTGATTGCTCAAGCAAGAAACGCAAAAGAAGGAAAAGAGGGATTGTATGGTCCTACGATGCGTAAAGCTGCTGGAAAGCTTCGCCGTCGCGCTGCTGGTTCAGTTGGTTACCTCAAGTCTGCTGTAACCAAAGCAATCAAGAAGCTGTCTCCGTCGTTTCAGCAATTTGGTGGAACAAGACGATTTGCAAAAGGTTCTGCTGGTGTTCGTGCTGTGGCTGGAAATCAAGCTTTGATTAATCTGGCAAATGAGTATGGATTGCCGCAGGAAAACGTTTCAATGCATCGCGGGTCTTCCGCTTATGCTTATTGGGCAAAAGCTGGATTCAATCCATATACTCATGTTAGATTGAATATTGGCGTTGCAGATAACCAGACTGGCCGTGTAAACGCGATCTACGCGAAAGCAATGCAACAAGCTTACAACGACGAAGCAAGAGAGCTTGAAGACCATATCCGCGCAAAGCTTCAAGAAGCCGCTGTGCCTCTTGAGAAATATGGAGTTACTGTTCAATGAATGGCGTTGCTCTTAGAACTGAACGCGCTCTTGTCGATTGGCTATCTGCTCAAGACTGGTCTGCGTCTCCGCTTGGAACCCCAACCTGTTTGACGAGCTACGGTCATGGAGCGTTTGCAGATCCAGACTTGGAAGACCAAATGCCGGACTTCCCGCGCATCGTTGTTCGCTCATCGACTGCGGTTCCGGTTCATCCTATTGACCGGACTTGCGAAGTGGATGTAACCGCTACGCTTCAGCTTTCCGCTGACGATACTCCCGAATACAACGTGTTGGCTACCGTTGCAGCGTTTGAAGACATCCTGCAACCGCTATTCGTTGACGACAATATTTCAGAATTGAACGCTGGAGAATACGACCCATCCGGTGGCTTTGTTGCATACTTTGCAACGCCAACAGACTTTGGAGTGAATGACACTAGCGAAAGAGCTAGAACTTTCTCGCGTTCAATGCGAATCTTTGCAGCAGCAAACTCATAACACACTAACAACATGGCACTTTCAAAAGGTCTTGCGCTAGTATACGGCGCAAAAGGAACCATCAAGCTGTACACGGTTGGGGTCGCAAACGCTCTTACCGAAATCACCACCGGAACCATCACGACGATTGAGAGTTACGACGCTTCGCATGAGGCCGATGTCGAGCAAATCAAGAATTCTGCTGGTGAGGTTGTGGCTCAAGTCTCGGCCAATGAGCGCATTTCACTCAACATCACCTTTATCCCGAGTGCCTCCACTTTTGCCCAAGCTAAGTTGGCCGCGAGCCTCCCCAAAGTGAATGGGTATGCAGCTATTGCCGGAAGTGATGCAACCACTGTTGGCGGTGGTTCTATTGATGGTGATTACGTTTATTCGGGAGGTGGAAGCGTTAAGTTCACCAGCAGCGGTAAGGTCATGGTTACTATTACCGTGACCAAGTATCTCGACGCTTCCGCTTTGACCGGAACCGCCGCTGTCTTCACGCTGTAATCTGTGGCAGATCTCGCAAAGATCTTAGCTGAGACTGGACCTCAAGCACCAATTGTGCTTGGGGTTCGACTTGTTCCCTACACCGTAGGTCATGCAATAGTGCTGCAACGGTTGGGTTCGCCATTTGTCATGGGTGGCGAGATTCAACCAGAAAACTTGGTGGAGGCTGTGACCGTTTGCTCACAGTCTCCACTTGAGTCCATTCGATCCATCAAGTCTCGTTGGAGCGGTTTGATGCTGTGGCTGTGGGGAAAGCGTATTGAGCGGATGAATGTTCTTGCCGAATGCGACAAGTTTCAGCTTTGGCTTAAAGAACAGTCAACCGCTCCCGAAGTGCTGATGGAAAGCGGCAGCAAGTCAAAGCGTCCGGCAATGCCATGGCCCGAACGGGTTCTTGTTGGATGTCTCAATATTGGGATTGCTCCTGACGATGCGATCCAGATGCCTCTTGGTGACGCAGAAAGGCTGATTCTAGCTCACGCAGAGATGATGGGTCACGTTCAGTTGTGGGACGATCAAAGCGAAGCAATCTGGCAGAGCCAACAATCCAATTGATATGGGAATACTTTCAATGCTGTTCAAGATTGGCGTTGATGCCACCAAGTTTGAGATGGATCTCAAACGGGTTCAAAGTCTTGGCGAGAAGTTTGGTAATAGCTTCAAATCAGCGGTTACGAGCAAACTTGGGCAAGCATTGACAGTTGGAGCCGTTGTCGGTTTTGCAAAAAGCGTAATGGATGCGGCTGATAGGATCAAAGACTTGTCAGATCAGTTAAACATTACGACAAACGATGTCCAGCGATTGCAGATTTTGTCTGGCGAAACAGGGATCAAGTTTGAGCAGTTTGCGGACATTCTTGAGAAGACGGCAAAGGCAAGAATTGAAGCAACAAGCGGAGATGAAGCTCAGATCAAAAGCATGAAAGCTCTTGGTGTTTCGATGTCTGATCTTACAAATGATCAGATTTCAAACATTCAATTGAGCATCAAGCTTGCAAGTGCATACAAAGACTCTGGTCAGTCTGCTCAAGCAACAACAGCAATAACTGATTTATACGGAACAAAACTAAGGGCTGCTGCTGCTGCGTTGGCTGATTATGAAAGCACAGCAAACAGAGACTTTATCTCTGAAAAGACGATAGCAGACCTCTCAAAGAGCAATGACTTGTTAGATGAGCAGTATCGCAGATTGAAAGCAATAAGCTCACCCACAATTGCTGCTGGATTGAAGGTAACCGCTGACGCTTTGGAAAACCTGTTGTCTGGAGTAAATTCCAATGCGTTGGATCAATACGCAGCAGTTGCGTCTGGACAGGTGAATCCAACAAAAGGAACGTTTATGCAATCGGCATTAGCGTTTAGCAAAAGCTCTTTAGCATCAAAGTTTGCAAACACGCTTAACGATACAACAAACAATCCACCTCCGATTTCAGAGCCTAAATTTGAGCGTGTTAAGGGGGACAAATTCTCTTTTGGCGGACCTCAAGACTCTCTTGCTCGCATTGGCGGATTCACTGGCTTTCAATCGTCTCAAGACACTGCAATCAGAAATGCAATTGAGCAGACGCTTCAGTTGAAGCTAATCGTCAAGAACACGGACAAGACTGCCAACAACACGCGAGACTGATATGGCAACGATCAAAACGAGCGACATAGATCTTTCTGCGGTATCATCTGGATACATTGAGATATCCCGCGAGTACAACAACGGAGATGGCACTGGTCGTTTCATTACCTACAAGTATCGCGGGAGCAAAGACGCTTTGCGGCTTGCGTCTGTTAATTGGGTTTCTGCTGGTGGCAAATATCAAATCACTGAAGACGGTCCTTATTCGACTGCAACTGTAACGTTTTCAGGGGTTAACTTTAACCCTAACAGCCCAACCGCTCAGGGTCCATTAGACGAAGACGATCCTGCTCAGCGGTATGAGTTCCGCACAGAATACGTTGATGCATCGTTATTTGAGCTTCCTGCCGTCCGCGCTGAAGCCAAAAAGAATCTTGATACTGAGTTGTACTTTGCAGCAGTGAAGCAAGCTGGAGACGATCCGAAGAACAACAAGTTGCCGCTGCTTGAAACTCAATTCCCGCTGGCTCACAAGTTGGTTAGGAGATTGGCTAGAGGTCAAAGCAGCTTCCAGACTTCCAGAGTGTCTCTAACTCGGATCTCTACTTACTCTGCCCGAAACGGTCTTCCTGCTACTCCTCCGATCATCTCGGCAATCTACGATTCAATCACGCTCGCAAACCGGAATGGATTTCCGCAAGTTGTGCGTAACGTGATGCCTCAAGCACCGTTGGACCCGTTGCTGACTCCAGACGAGACCGCTTGGGCTTGGTTGAAAACCAACGATTCAACCAGCTTGATGATTAAGACCAACCAAGTCGAAAGAAACGAGACTTGGACCTTTGCAGCGTGGGACCTTTTCGCGTATCCATACAACCCAGCATTCTAACACTTACACACTATGGCAGACGAAATTCAACTGACGGCTCGCTTGTACGCTTCCAAAGGTGGCGCGTATCTCCCGAGCGTGACTTACACCAAATCCGCAACGATGGTTGGAACCGACATGGGTTCTCAGACTCAATTGATCGGAACCACCGTTGAAGCGTTGGACGTTCCTGTTGATGTCTCCAGCCCGTACAAGCTGTTGATCTCCAATCTGGATTCCACCAACTTTGTTGAGTTGGGTTTTGTTTCTGGAACCTACACGATGCGGATTCCTGCTGGCGAGACGCTCTTGATGCCATACGTCAGCGCGACTCTGTATCTCAAAGCGGATACCAGCAACGTGACGATTCAAGCGACGTTCTGCGAGATCTAACCGTTTGAGATATGGCGAACGAAATTGAAATGACAGCGCGGTTGTATGCGTCAAAGAATGGCGCATCTATCAACCCGCAGACGTTCACTACTACGGTGAATATGACTGGAACCGACATGGGTCAGAATACCCAAGACATCGGTTCTGGTGCGGATGAACTGCTTGATATCGCTGCGGATCTCTCGCTTCCATACAAAGTCTTGATCTACAACATGGACCTTCAGAATGCGGTCTATGTTGGTGTTTCGACTCCGTACCAGTTCCAAATTCCTGCCGGTGAGTTCATGTTGATTCCTCGAGTTGATGCCAACTTGTATCTAAAAGCTGTTATCAGCGGATCGACGGTCAAGATATTCGCTCAATTCTGTGAGATCTAATGGCTGTAACGCTTCCATCTAAGGTTGCAGAGCGTGGTATGAAAGCCGATCACGCTCGCGCCATCAATCAACTGATTGACGCAGTTCGCAAGATCCAGTTGGTTGCTGGACCGGATCAAGCTATTGAGCAGACTCCGAACGGGACGACCATCAAGATAAAGCAAGCTCCTCAGACAATTGTGGGTGGTACTCCTGACGACTTCTTTTATTGATGTATGCCCGTTGCTACAGACAAGCGTCAGCGGATGTTCAA